CAAAGAATATTTATTTACATTTAAGAATATTCATCCAGCAACTAATGATGTTAGTTTTGTATTTAATTTAAGTGCAGATACTGGTAGTAACTATAACGTTGCAAAAACTACAACATTTTTTAGAGCAAGACATAAAGAAGATGATTCGGCCACTGCTCTTGAATATAGAACTAGTCAAGATTTAGCACAAGCAACTGGCACTCAACAATTAGCAGGTAGTGGTAATGATAATGATCAAGCAATATCTGGTACATTAACATTATTTAATCCTTCATCTACAACGTTTGTAAAACATTTTATGGCAACTAATAGTGCTGTTGATGAGGGGGATGGAGCTAGAAATAACTTTATAGCTGGATATGCAAATACTACATCAGCTATAGATGCTGTGCAATTTTCATTTGCTAGTGGCAACATAGACGCTGGAGATATTTGCCTTTACGGAATTCTATAATAATGATACATAACACCAAAGGAGAAAACTATGCCAAGATATCATAATATAAATGGTAACAGAGTACAATTTACAGCAGCTGAAGAGACAGCTAGAGACAATGAAGAAGCGGCTTGGGCTAACGCAGCTCCTGCTAGAGCTTTAGCGGATCTAAGATCTAAAAGAGATCGTCTTTTAACAGCATCTGATTGGGAAATTACATCAGAACTTGAAAAAGGTAATGCTATATCATCTGATATGAAAACCTATAGACAAGCTCTTAGAGATTTACCTGATGGTAAAGATACTGTTGCTAAATGTACAGACGCTACATGGCCAACTAAACCATAATGGCACGAAAGTTTAAGTCATTTGAAGAAAGACCAACACCTAAGAAAAGACCAAGGGTACATAAAAAATCAAAAAATAAACAGGAGAAGCGTAGCTTCAAGAAATATAATCGACAGGGGAGATAATGACAACACCACCTAAAACACCTGCAACACCTGTAAATACAGTTCTAGATAAAGGTGCTATTGCACCTGCACAAAAAGAACAAACAGGTAGTTCTAAAGCAGTATCACTAATTGATAGCTTATTAACAAAAGCTACTCTACCAGTAGGTACAACTATATCACCTACATTACAGAACGTAGGTGCAAATGAATTAATGGGTACTACGGGCCTTACGGGTACAGCTCAAGCTGCTACACCGACTGCTCCTACAACACCGACTATAGCTGCCCCTGGAACAGTGGCTAGCGTAGGTGCTACTACAGCTACCCCACAAACTGCTGCACAAATGACAGCTGCACAAGTAGGTTCAGCAATACCTACAGCAACTGCTGCACAAGGAACTGTATCAGCTCCTATGACAGCTGCACAAGGAACTATTGCTTCAGATGCTACAGTAAAAGGTCAATTAGCAGGTCTACAAACAGAAGTAGAAACTGCTATATCTTCAGGTAATCCTTTACCTGTATGGGCTAGAGGTGCTGCAAAAGCAACCGAAGCTGCAATGGCTAATAGAGGTATGAGTGCAAGTTCAATGGCTGCACAAGCATTAGCTGAAGGTATAATGCAATCAGCTATACCTATAGCTGCACAAGATGCTGCAACATATAAGGATATGATTTTTCAAAATCTATCTAATAATCAACAAGCAGCATTAACAAATGCACAAGCATATCTACAAATGGATATGGCTAATCTGTCCAATAGACAGCAAACGAATTTATCAAATATAAATACTAGACAAGCATTTTTATTATCTGATCAAGCTGCAGCAAATGCTTCTTATCAATTTAATGCATCTAGTCAAAATCAAGTAAATCAATTTTACGATAAACTATCAACACAGATTTCAGAACAAAATGCTGCCAGAGTAGATGCTATGAACAAATTCTCTGAAGCAGAAAAAAATAAAGTTAGTGCATTAAACGCACAAAATACTATTGGTGTTAATGAAGCAAATGCTAAAAGAGAAGCAGCTATAAATCAGTATAATGCTACACTACAAAACAATAGAGATCAGTTTAATGTGACTAATCAAAGAGAAATAGATCAATCAAATGTAGTTTGGAGAAGAGCACTTAACACAGCTAATACAGCTGCAGTAAATGCTGCTAATCAAACTAACGCACAAAATTTACTAAACATATCAAACTGGGCTTTATCATCAGCTTGGCAACAATGGAGAGATGAGGCATCTTGGGTTAATACAGCTTCGCAGAATGATAAAAATAGAAATCATAATCTTGCTATGGCAGCCCTTGAAAGATCAACAGCATTAGATCTACAAGACAAAGCATCAAAAGATTCTCTATACGAATTAATTGGTAGGTTTGGTTTTAATTTATTTAATACACCATAAGGAGATATAATTAATGTTTAAAATTAAAGACATATTTAAAATAGCAGTAGTAGGAGCCGCAGGATATTTCGGTGGTGCACTAGGTGCAAAATTTGGACAACAAGCATTAGGTAAAAAATTAGGAAGTGCATTAGGATCAAGCCTAATGAGTAAAGGAAGTGGTACAGGTGGATCACAACAGTATTCAGTACGAGCACCTAACCTAAGTCAGTATAGTATGCCAACATATGCTTCAGGAAGTGCAAGATCTGAGATGGTTCCAGGTTCAGGAAGAATAGTAGATCCACTAGCTATGAACGCAATGTGGGAAAATAGATTAAATAAATATTTGCTTAGAAGAAAAGCATTATCAGAAAGAACTATAGTCAAAGTTTAACTTATAGGAAATATAATGAAAGAACAAGAATATCAACAAGGAGTCGGTGATCCATTCGATTCACCAGTTGCAGGACAATCACTTACAGACACTCCAGGTAATTACCCTTGGGAGCATGCACCACAATTTACTGATCCAGAAGAGATAACAGAATATCTTTGGGCTACTATGCACCAAAAACCACTTACAGAACAATTGATAGGAATGTTAGATGCAGGTGTTCCTGTAGAAGCTATAGGTAGAACTGTACTATTTGGTGGATTTATGGAAGGTAAGTTCTCACCAGATGTTGCTTTTATTATAACAGAATCTGTAATGAAAATGATAGCAGCTATAGGTGTAAATGGTGGTGTAGAAAAAATAGTATTCTCATTAGAAGATTTAACAAATAAACAACAGATAAGAGAAATTACTAAAGTTAAAATGGCTAAAGAAAAAGTTGAAGAGATAACTGAATCTACACAAGAAGATATTAAAAAAGCAGGTTTGATGGCTAGACCTCAACCAGGAGGGGAAGAGTAATGTCAATTGCAAGAGGAATATTATCGGGATACTTAAAAGAAGGATTAGAACAAAAAGCAGCAAGAGATGAGATGTATGCTGATATGGTTAAGGAGACTGGTCAAGAATTTAGAAAGACGGCAGCATTATTTAGACAGGATGAAAAGAATATAGAAAAAAGATTTAAAATTATTAAAGCTGATCTTGGTACACCTGCTGCATTATATGCTAGCTATAATGGTCTTACAACTTCTGATGCTGGAATGAATTTAATGTTAACAAAATTTAATGAGAATTCTGAATTAAAAAAACAAGTAAACGAATTTGATTTTCAAGGTTATGATTTTAGTACAGCTAAGAGTTCAAGAGCTATGAACTTTAAAGATCAACAAAGTGATGCTATAAATTTAATAACTAAAAATCAAGGGTCTGGTTCAGTAGCAGAATTATTTTTTAAGGATATGAAATCTATGGACACAGGTACACAAACTACTAGACCTGATTTAGATTTACCAGCTTTAAGTAGTGGTAAAAGTAGTACTGATTATTTATCATTACCTGGATTAGAAAAAACAAGATTTTTTAATTCAGCACAACAAGCATATGAAAGATTAGAAAGAAACAAAAACAGTAAAAGATTTAAAGATAGTTTTAAGGCTGACTACGATCCTGATAAACATGGACCTAGTGAAGATCTGCATGGATTTAATAATTTTTTTAGAAACTATTACTTACCAGATATTGCAGGTATTCAATATCAATCATCTAAAACTATGGATACACAGATGGAGAATATGACAGGCACTGAAACAGAGGGTGCTCAAGAAACAGGTACAGCTCCACAAATTACAGAGTTTAATGTTGATAATACATTTACTTACGATGGTAAATTGTATAATAAACCAGAACGATTTAAAACTCAAAGTATACCAGAGATAACTAAAAAAGCATTAGCTTCTCAACAAGATAACGAAGCACCTAATAAAAATAATCCTAATGTTTTATCAGCACAAAGAGCAATTGATATAATCAGATCTCAAAATCCAAATGATCCTAGAATAGAAGACATAAAGAGAGACTTACGACTTATTTTAGGAGTAACTAATCTTGATGGTTTAATATCCTAGTGGCAGATATATTTTCAAAATATTTAAATACAGAAGAGCAGAATACTTTAGAAAAAGACAAAGATCCTTTTAATAAGTATTTAGACGCTAGTGATAAGCCATCTGATTTTAAATTATCTAATGAGGATCCACCCGTAGATTATACTAAACCTTATGAGATGCCATCTGAACAAGATCCTTTTGCAAAGTATTTAGATACAGGTTACTTTGGTACAGGAACAGAAGAAGATGTTAATTTAAGTAAAAAAGTATCTAATGCTTTT